GTCTTTGCCTTGGCCTGCCTTGCTCTCGGCGTGTTGGCGTCCATCGTGACGGAGCAACGGGATCTTGCCCGGCAAGACGCCGTAACATGGGAGGAAAGCGCAAAGCGAAACCGTGCCGCGCTCGAGGACATGACGGCGGCCCATGCCAAACTTCAAGAAAGCCTTGAAGAACGCGAAGGGAAGCTGGCGGCGTTGGAACAGGATCGGGAACGGCAGCGCGTGAAGCTGCGGGAGGCCATGCGCAATGACAGGCAGACTGGCGATTGGGGCGGCACTGTGCTGCCTCCTGCCGTTGACGGGCTGCTCAGGTAAGCCGATGGCGACCATGCCCGTCATAATCCGGCAGGATGCCCCGGCGTACCTGATGGCGGAAACGCCCACCCCCCTGTGGAACGGCGTGACGAATGCCGATCTGCTCGGCTACGCGCTGGATCTGCGGCAGGCGCTCGGCGCGTGCAATGCGGACAAGGCGGCGATACGGGCCGCAGCCGGGAAGGAATGATGATGCAGCCGCCCGCCCCGATGGAGGGGCTTGCCTATTACACGCAAAGCCTGCTGGCCTTGTGGCCTGAGAAGGCCGTCATAGGTTCGTGCGTCGCGGGTACCGTCTCGCTGTTCGGCGGGGACGCCTATCTGCTGTGGATGCTTGGGGCCATGCTGGTGGCCGACTTTGCCTTTGGGCTGGCGGACGCCGTGCGGCGCAGGCATTTCCGTTGCCGGATGCTGGCGCACGGGGCGCTCAAGTTCCCGGCCTACTGCCTTTACTTGCTGATTGTCGGCGTGGTCAACGCCAGCCTGTCGCGGTCTTTCGGCGGGTTCGACATGCCGTTGCTGAATCTTTTCATTGCCTACCTGATCATTACGGACGCCGTATCCGTCATTGCCCACATGCAGCGGCTTGGCATCCCCGTGCCGGACCTGTTGCGGCGGGTGCTTCTCCGCAGCAAGCGGAAGGTGGAGCGGCGGGTGGATGAGGCCGTGGGCGGGGACGACGATGCCTCCTAGACCGCTCAAGGTGTGCCGCCATGCCGGATGCCATGAGCTTACCCGCGATCCGTCCGGCTACTGCCCGAAGCACAAGGACGCGGCGGAAGCGCGGGCGAGGAAGTGGAAGGCCGAGCAGGACAGCCAGCGGGAGAGCGCATACCGGCGCGGGTACGGGGCTCGGTGGCGGAAGCTGCGGGCGCAGATCCTTATGGATGAACCGTTGTGCCGGGAGTGCCGCAAGGCCGGGCGCATCGTGCCGGCGACGGATGTTGACCACATCGTGGCCAGAGCCGACGGCGGGACGGATGACCGGAGCAACCTGCAACCCCTCTGTCATGCCTGCCACAGCCGCAAGACCGTCCGGGAGAACGGCGGGCGTGCGGTGACACGATGAGGGGGGGATCAAATGTTTGGTGCTGCCACCGGAAGACCGCATAGGGCAGGTGGATTTTTGTTCGTGCAAAATGGGGGGAGGGGGTCAACCGGGATATGGCGGGACGTAAACCGTTGCCGACGCATTTGAAAATGGTTCGCGGGACGCTGCAGAAATGCCGGATGAACCCGGATGAGCCAACCCCGGACCCGGAAATCCCCGACGCGCCGCCGCACCTGTCGCCGGAAGCTCGGGAGGAATGGGAACGGCTGGCGCTCGAACTGTATGAACTCGGCATCCTGTCCACCATCGACCGGGCGGCACTGGCGGCCTACTGCCAGGCCTATGGACGGTGGGTTGAGGCGGAAGAGCAGCTCCGCAACATCGACGGCACCATGAAGCTCACGGAAACGACCTCAAACGGCAATATCATCCAGAACCCTCTGGTGGGTATCGCCAACAAGTCGCTGGAACTGATGCACAAGTATTTGACCGAGTTCGGCATGTCCCCGAGCAGCCGCACCCGTGTCAGCGCAAAGAAAAAGACGGGCGAGAAAAAGGGCTTCGCGGCCCTGTAGGAAACACCATGGCAAAGGAACCGACATATCCCCACGTTGAAGCCGCGCTTCAGTACGCCCGCGATGTTGTCGCCGGGCGGATTTTGGCGTGCCAGTGGGTGATCCTCGCCTGCAAGCGCCAGCTCGACGATCTGGGAAGGTGGGACGGCGTTGACGGCGCTCCGTATTTCTTTGACCGCGCCGCAGCCGAGCGGGTGATCAAGTTTGAGGAGATGATGCCCCACGTCAAAGGGGAATGGGCGCGCAAGCGCATGACCCTGAAACTTGAGCCGTGGCAGAAGTTCATCCTTTCAACGCTGTTCGGCTGGAAGCGCGCCAAGGACGGGCTGCGGAGATTCCGGGAAGCCTATATTGAAGTGCCGCGCAAGAACGGCAAGTCCTGCTTCGTGGCTCCGATGGGCCTTTACATGCTCGTTGCGGACGGCGAAGAGGGCGCGGAAGTGTACTCCGGCGCCACTACGGAAAAACAGGCGTGGGAAGTGTACGGCCCCGCGCAGATCATGGCCAAGCGCGCCGAAGGCTTCATGGAGCACTACGGCGTGGATGTGCGCGCCAAGAACATGAACCTCATCGGTTCCGCGTCCAGATTCGAGCCGTTGATCGGGGACCCCGGCGACGGCGCGTCGCCGCACTGCGCCATCGTTGACGAATACCACGAGCACGACAGCCCGCGCCTGTACGATACCATGATCACCGGCATGGGCGCACGCCGCCAGCCTTTGATCATCGTCATCACCACGGCGGGCTTCAACCTTGGCGGCCCCTGCTATGACATGCGGCTCCGCGCCGGGAAGGTTCTTGATCGCACGCTTCAGGATGAGGAACTGTTTGCCATCGTTTACACCATCGACGCCGAGGACGACTGGAAGAGCCCCGAGGCACTGCGGAAGGCGAACCCGAATTTCGGTGTTTCCGTCATGGAAGACTACCTGCTGGCGCAGCAGTTGAAGGCCATCCAGAACCCCTCGAAGCAGAACACGTTTAAGACCAAGCACCTGAACGTGTGGTGCAACGCCCGCGCCGCCGCCTTCAACATGACGAACTGGGAGAAGTGCGCCGAGCCCGGCCTGTCGCGGGGACGCTTCGCCGGGAAACCCTGTTTCATGGGCCTTGACCTCGCCAGCAAGGGCGATTTGAACGCCGTTGTGTACCTCTTCCCGGAAGACGGCGGGACGTATGCGCTGTTTGCCGATTTTTTCCTGCCCGAAGACGCGCTTGAATCCACCCAAAATGCGGACATCTACCGGGGGTGGGCTTCCGAAGGCTGGATCACGCTCACGCCCGGCGGGATGGTCGATTACGACACCATTGAGGAACATATCCTTGAGCAGGCCAAGCGTTTTGAGGTGCGGGAGTGCCCCTATGACCCGTATCAGGCGGCGCAGCTTGTGACGCATCTGGCGGATTCCGGCCTGACGATGGTGGAGTTCGGGGCCACGGTGAAGAACTTCTCCGATCCTTTCAAAACGCTGATCGCGTTGGTGGATGCCGGGAAGATTCGCCATGACGGAAATCCCGTCCTGACGTGGTGCATGTCCAATACGGTCTGTTTCACGGACGCCAAGGACAACATCTATCCCCGGAAAGACCGTTACGAATACAAGATCGACGGCGCGGTGGCCGCGATCATGGCGCTTGGGCGGGCGCAGGCCGTGCCGGAAGAAGGATCCGGAGCCGTCATCACGCAAGGCTTCGTTGACCTGTGGGGGAACCTGTAATGGCGGGCATGAGAAGGAATCCCCTTACCGCACGCCGCACCGGGCGGCCTCAGAATGCCAGCGTATCCGGCGGGGCCTCTTTTTCCGACTTCTCCGAATTGTTCGGCATGGGCGCGCCCGTAGCCTCCGGGCAGGTTGTGACGCCCGAGTCCGCCATGCGCTTCTCGGCGGTGTTCGCCTGCGTCCGACTGCTCGGCGGTGCGGTGGCTTCGGCTCCGGTGAAGGTCTACCTGCGGGAAGGCTCAGAAGAGCGCCAGCTTGCCCACGGGCACCCGCTGGCGGACGTGCTGCGCCTGCGGCCCAACCGATTCATGACGTCCACCACGTTCTGGAAAACCTTTGTCGCCCACAAGGTGCTTCAGGGGAACGGCTACGCCCACATCATCCGGGCGCGTTCCGGCGAACCCGTGGGGCTGTATCCCCTGAACCCGCGCAACGTGGTTGTCTATTGGGCATGGGAACTCGGGCTTGATCAGCGGCTCGGCGTGGAGCGGAACAGGCTGTTCTACCGGGTGACGTTCGAGGACGGGCAAGCGCAGCTCTACGATCAGGACGACATGCTGCACGTCCCCAATGTCGGTTGGGACGGCAAGCGGGGCCTGTCCACCATTTCGGCGGCGGGGCAGGGGATCGGCCTCGGGCTGGCGGCGGAAGAGTCCAGCGCCCGGTTTTTCAGCAACGGGATGCTGTCGAAAATCGCCCTGACCTATCCGGGGAAGCTCGATCCTAAAGTAGCCGACGATCTGCGGGAGTTTTTCGACGCCCGGTATACGGGCACGGCCAACCACCACCGCCCATTGCTTCTCACTGAAGGCGGCGAGGCCAAGACGTTGAGCATGTCCGCGGAAGACGCGCAGCTTATCGAATCCCGGCAGTTCTCTGTCATCGACATTTGCCGTTTCTTCGGCGTTCCCCCGGTCATGATCGGGGAGACGGAAAAGACCTCATCGTGGGGGAGCGGCGTCGAGCAGATGGCACGCTGGTTTACGACCTTCACCCTGAACGATCACCTGACCGCCATTGAACAGGAGCTTGAGGCCAAGCTGTTCCGGGACGGTTTCTTTGCCGAGTTCGACGAATCCGAGCTGACCCGTGGCGATACCAAGACGCGGGGCGAGTTCTACCGTATCGCCCGAGGCTCCATGCAGGAGCCGGGCTTTATGACCACAAACGAGATCCGGGCCGCCGAGGGCCTGCCGCCCATCGATGGCGGCGACGAACTGCAACACCCGGTGAAAAAGGATGAAAATGGACAGACTGTTGAAACTCCTACGCGACAACGCCCGGAACAGGACGGCCAGCCCCCCAAAAGCTAAGGCTGAAGAGTCCGGGGAAGCCACGCTGTACCTTTATGACGTGATCGTTTCCGACGATTACTGGGGTGGCGTGGCGGCGGAAGCCTTTGTGAAGGAGCTGAACGCAACCGCCGCGCCGACCATCCACCTGCGGATCAATTCCCCAGGCGGCGAGGTGTTCGCGGCGCGGGCCATTGAAGCGGCCATACGGAACCATCCGGCGCGGATTGTCGCCCATGTGGACGGGTACGCGGCAAGCGCGGCTTCCTTCGTGGCCGTGGCCTGTGACGAGGTGGAGATCGCGCCCGGCGGGTTCTTCATGATCCACAAGGCATGGACGTTCACGGCGGGCAACGCCGACGATCTCCTGCACACGGCGGAGATGCTGGAAAAGCTCGACGCCTCGCTGGTGGACACCTACGCGAAAAAGACGGGGTGCGCGCCGGAAGCGATCGCCGGATGGATGAAGGCCGAAACGTGGTTTTCCGCCGGAGAATCCGTTGAACACGGTTTTGCCGACCGCGTGGCCGAAGCCGCTCCGAAGGCACAGGCCGACTGGAACCTTTCCGTCTACGCCAACGCTCCGGTTGTTCCGGCTGCGGCGGCTTCCATCAACCCTCAGAACCGCGAACGGTACGAGCGTACCGCCCGCCTGTTTGCCGTGACCCGGCACTAGGAGATTTTCATGAGCAGCATTCAGGAATTGCGCGAGAAGCGCACGGCCAAGGCCCGCGAGTACCGGAACCTTCTGGACAGGCATCCCGAAAGTATCCCGGAGGAAGCGGCCAACCAGTTTGACGCGCTGGAAACCGAGATTTCCGCCCTTGATGATGCCATTGCCCGCCATGAAAAGGCGCTGGCCATGGAAGCCGACCGTCTGACGGGGGAACCCCGCGACGAACGGGAAAACACGCCGCACGCCCTCTATGACAAGTGGATGCGGAACGGCCCGCAGGCGTTGACGCCCGATGATTGGGCCGCCGTCCGCAACACCATGAGCACCGGGACGGATGCGCAGGGCGGGTATACCGTACCCACGGAAGTCTCCGGCACCATCATTGAGGCGTTGAAGGCGTTCGGCGGGATGCGTTCCGTGGCCACCGTGATCAGCACGGCCACCGGCGTGCCCATGACCATGCCCACCAGCGACGGCACCACCGAAGAAGGGGAAATCCTCGGTGAAAACACGGCGGCGGCCGCTGCCGATCCCTCGTTCGGCGTCGTGAATCTCGGGGTGCACAAGTACAGTTCCAAGACGGTCGCGGTGCCCATCGAACTGCTTCAGGACTCCAACGCGGACATTGAGGCCTTCGTGAACAACCGTCTGATCACCCGCTTGGGGCGCATCACGAACAAGCACTTTACTGTTGGAACGGGCAGTTCTCAGCCTTCCGGCGTATTGACCGGCGCCACGCTCGGCGTCACCGGCGCGAAGGCGCAGGTTGATTCCGTAACCTACGACGATCTGGTGGAACTGGAGCACAGCCTTGATCCCGCCTACCGCGAAGGGGGGCGGTGTTCCTTCATGTTTGCCGACACCACCCTGAAGGCGATCAAGAAGCTGAAGGACGGGCAAGGCCGACCCCTGTGGCTTCCCGGCATCGATGTGAAGGAACCCGCGAGCATCCTTGGCTATCGGTATGTCATCAACCAGTCCGTCCCGGCAATGGCGGCGACGGCCAAGTCCGTGCTGTTCGGCGATTTCTCCAAGTACATCATCCGCGACGCCATGGGCATCACCATGTACCGTTTTGCGGATTCCGCGTTTGCCCAGAAGGGGCAGGTGGGGTTCCTCGCCTTCATGCGCTCGGGCGGCGTCCTGACGGATGCGCAGGCCGTGAAGTTCTTCCAGCACGGCGCGGCGGCCTAGCCATGACTGTACGCCTGATCACGCCGCCCGCAGCGGAACCCGTCACGCTTGAAATGGCCCGGCTGCACACCCGCGCCGAAGCCGTGGAGGATAATGCCCTGTTGACGGTGTTGATCACGGCGGCGCGCCAGCAGGGGGAGGGCGTCACCCGCCGCGTATTCGGAGAATCCGTCTGGGAGGTCGAAACAGGCCCCCTGACGTCCCCGTTCCGGCTTCCCCTCGTGCCCTGCATGGCGGTGGAGTCCGTGACCGTGGGTGGCGAGGCGGTGGATGCCGGGCTGTACGGTTTCACGCCGTCCGGCCTGTCGCCACAGGAGTCGCCGTTGCGGGCGGCCTTCATCCCCAGCCCGGATTTCCCACAGGGGAAAACCGTGCTGACGGTGAGGGCGGGCTATCCCGCCGAGAGGTTCCCGGAACCGATCCGCCAGTGGATGCTGGTGCGGATCGGGACGCTGTACGAACAGCGGGAGAGCTTTGCCGTGGGGTCGAACTTCAATGAGTTCGGGCGGTCATTCGTTGACTGCCTGCTTGATCCCTATGTCGTCGCGGGGGGCTTCTGATGCGCTCGGGAATGCTTCGCCACCGCGTGACCATCCAGCGGCAGGAACTCGTTTTTGGGAAATTTGGAGCCCCGCTACATGACAAGGTCTGGGAAAACGTGGCGACGGTCTGGGCTTCGCTGGAAGCCATGAACGGGCGGGAGTTTTTCGCCAGCCAACAGGCACAGTCCGAAGTCACGCAGCGCATCCGCATCCGGTATAGGCCGGACGTGACGGCGGACATGCGCGTCATCCACAACGGGAAGGTGTTCAACATCGTTGCCCCGTTGCCGGACAACCGGGGCCGGGAACTGGTGTTGATGTGCCGGGAGGTGAGCTGTGAGCAATGACGTCGTGGTGGACATCCCCATCGAAGACATCCGGGCGGGCGTCCGGGCGGAGATTGATTCCGATTTGGGAGGCATTGCCGCGCAGGTCTTTGAAAAGGCCAAAAGCTCCACGGCGTTCAGGGACAAGACGGGAAGGCTGCGGCAATCCATCTGGATCTACCGCTCCAAGTACAAGGACGGCGGCTATGTGGTCTATGTGAAGGCCCCGCACAGCCACCTTGTGGAGTTCGGGCATGTGCAGGTTGCCAAGGACGGAAAAACCGTACTGAAGCACGTTCCCGGAAAGCATTTCCTCCGCAAGGCCCGCAACGCCGTCCGCCGGAAGGTTGATGCGATGCTCCAGGACATGATGGGGGATGCCCACTATGGCAAGCGCCGTTGATTTTGAAACTGTCCTGCTGCGGATGTTGCAGGAGGATGCGGGATTGTCCGCATTGGTTGGCAGCAAGGTTTTCCCCTTGTTCATTCCGTCCGGGAATCATCTTCCCTGCGTCACGTTCCAGCGGCTCGGCGGGAGGCCCGCCAACACGCTGTCCGGGGTGTCCAGTTTGGAAGAAATCGACCTTCAGATTGACGTGTGGGCACGGGACTATGACGAGGCAAAAGCCATTGCCAAGGCTGTGCGCGCCGCCATGCCGCCAAGCGGCCCGCGGTTCAGCGCGCATCTGATCGAGGATCAGGATTTGTACGAGGACGGGACGAATTACTTCCGCGTGAACATGGAGTTCAAGGTCTGGTTCCTCGAAACCGAATAGGAGATTGAAACATGCCCAACAAACAGATTGCGGTCGGCGCCAGAACCAAAGTCCTGATGGACGTGGAAACGTCCTACGGCGTGGCTCCGACTACGCCGGGGGGTGTCCTCCTCCCCATCAACTCGTTTTCCCTGAAGCCGTCCCGCGCCAAGAACACCCCGGGGACGCTGACGGGCCGCTATGACCCGGCGGAACCCTTTGACGGGAACCTTGAAGTGTCCGGCGGCGTTGTCGTCCCGGTTGACGCACGGGCTTTCGGCCACTGGCTCAGGGCTATGTTCGGCGCTCCGGCCACGACCGGGACGGGTGAACCCGCCGCCGCGCCGTTCACCCACGTCTGGAAGTCCAACAAGGACATGCCGTCCCTCGTCATGCAGGCCACCTATGGGGACATCTACGGCCAGTTTGTAGGCTGCAAGGTGTCGTCTCTGGCTATGCAGGCGGGCGGCGACGGGGAATTGACCGCCACGGTCAACATGCTCGGGCGCGATGCCGATTATGTGGATGCCGACTACAACGCCGACGCTCCGTCCGTGGCCATGAAGCGGTTCAACAACTTTCAGGGTTCCCTGTTGAGCGGCGGCGCGGAGATCGGCGTGGTTACGGATTGCAGCCTCAATATTGATTTCGGGCTGGATTCGAGCATCCGCAAGCTCGGCGATAAGGGGCGGGTCTATGATCTGCCTCAGGGCGTCATGGCGGTTACCGGCAGCCTCACCGTGTTCATCACGGACAAGACCCTGCTCATGAAGGCCAAGAACAGCGAGGAACTCAGCCTTGATCTGTCGTTCGCCATCGATGAGGGCAACAAGCTGACGTTCAGCGTCCCGGAAGTGCAGCTCAGTTATAACGGCCCGACCGTGGACGGCCCCACGGGGATCAAGATGGATCAGAGTTTTTCGGCGTACTTCAACGACAACGCGGACAACGCCTCTGTCGTCGTTACCCTCGTCAATGACGTGGAATCCTATTAACCGTCAATTCAAAAGGAAAACATCATGCGTACCGTTACTCTTTCCGGTCAGGACTTCATCGTGAACCCGCTCAAGGGCAAGGACATCAAGGCGCTCAAGGCGCAGGGCTTCGACCTCATGGGCGGCGGGTATTCGATTTCCGAGGGCATGGACGCCGTGTTCACCGTCGCCGGGTTCGACGCGGCCCAGACGGACGAATTGCCTTTCCCCGACATTCTTGCCCTGCACAAGGCCATCGTGAACGAAACCTTCGGTG